CCCCCGGCACTTCAACGCTCTACAACTTTATTGGTAATGGTTTGCAGGTTGAGCAGGCTACGGCTATTGCGAACTATTTTGACGGTGCTTTTAACCCTTTTGCTTCAACAGCTTCCACGGCTTATCTGACTGCGTGGGCAGGTACACCTTACGCCAGCCAGTCGGGTTTGCTCACTAGCGTTGCCACAGCTGTTTCTGCACCTACAGTCCTGACTTTTGCTGACACCAACAGTCAAGGGACGGCCTACGGCAATGGAACAGGCATTCCGTTTACGGATCTGGAAGTTGTTTACGGTTCGGAGCAGTTGTATAACAAAGTTCAAGTTGTCGGAGTCAACGCTACAGCTGTCGTCGAGGACAGTGCCAGTCAGTTGCTTTATGGTTTGCGTGGCTACGGCCAAACAGATAACCTCACCACTTCCACCACGAAGCCTGCACAGATCGCTGCAGCATTTCTAGGGGAGTTTCGTCTGCCAGAGTATCGGGCTAATCAGCTGACGGTGGCCTTGGAGTCTTTGAGCACTGTTCAGCAGACAGCTGTTCTAGCGATCGACATTCGAGATGTTGTTAGGGTTTGTTTTCAGCCGTCAGCTCAGGGTGCTGTGGTAGATAAGTATTATCAAGTTTTAGGTGTATCTGCCAATGTTGATGTTGAACGTGATGCCGTGACGCTGAATCTTGCTTCGTTAGATAATCTTTCTTTCCGTCTTGATTCGCCTTATTTGGGTGTTTTAGACGCAGGTATTTTGGCGTAGTAAAATAAGGGTTTAGGAGAATATTTATGGCTGCAACTAAAGTGTTTACTATTGGCGAAGTGCTTACTGCCAGTGATCTAAATGGCAACTTCAGCAAACTACCTTTTGCGACTTCAGCGTTCACTTATACTCAGGTTGCTACTGTTGCCCCTAACGTGACTGCTACTGCTGTTGCTGTGGTGTTCCCTGCTTCAAGGTTTAGTGTTGCCCCGATTGTGACTGTTTCAACTAACTCACCTTTTCTAACTGCTTTTGTTTCTGCTATTACTGCAAGTACAGCAACCATTAACGTTAGAAACAACGGTGACACTACTTCTGGGGCTAACGCTATTGTTACAGGGTTTGCTGTTCAAATGACTTCAGGTACAGCTGCAGGATAAGGGGAATGATTATGTTGACTTGTAAGACAGAGAACTGCCCTATGGGTGACGAAAAGCATACGCCACACCCTGATGGAATTGCCGTCATTTGTTGTTTCTGTTCACAAGAGCTGACGGAAGTAGCCACAGATGACTGAGCCAAGCAAGCCAACCAATCAAACCCTGCTACTTCAAATTGTTCGGGATATTGAGATTTTGAAGGCCAACAGTATCCAGATCCTTGACGCTTCTCGTGACCACGAGAACAGGATCAGAGAGCTTGAAAAGCAGATTAACCGTAACGCTTGGATGCCTGCACTGATCACTGCCGTTATCACTTCAGTTCTGATTATCACCATCACGAAAGGTTTAGGGTTCTAATGATTACCCCCGGTTTATTTGACATCACTGCTTATCAAGGGGCTGACTACGATCAGTCTTTCACTGTTACACAAGGTGGGACTGCCCTGAACTGGACAGGCTTTACGGCTCGTATGCAGGTTCGTGCAGCAGCTGACGCAACTGCAACGCTAGTGTCTTTGAGCACTGACGGTTCAGGTATCGTGTTGGGTGGCACTGCAGGGACTATTGCTGTTGCTATTACTTCAACTCAATCGGCTGCTATACCTGCAGGAAGTTTTGCCTACGATTTAGAGTTAGTTTCTTCAGGTAATCAAGTGACTAGGTTGTTGCAGGGTGCTTTCACTGTTGTGGGGAATGTGACTAGATGAGTAACACTGAAGTAACTGCAAGCGTATCCACAACAACAGTAACGGTTCAAGAGAACACTGTTCTTATTCAGCTAAACAATGTAGGTATTCAGGGTGTGCCGGGGGCGAATAATGATCCTGTTTATGTGACTGTCACAAACAAGACAGGTGCTCTACTTACTAAGGGCAGTATCGTTTATGTTTCTGGTGGTAATGGGATTCATACTCAGGTAACTAAGGCTTTGGCCACTTCTGATGCTACTTCTGCACGTGTCCTAGGTTGGTTGAGTCAAGACATCGCTAATAACGCTGACGGTCTTTGCATGGTTGAAGGCTACCTTGATGGCGTTAATACTCAGGGCGTTACTGAAGGTGCTCAACTGTATCTGTCAGGCACGACTGCAGGTGCTTATCAGGTCACTAAGCCTGTAGCCCCAATACATCTCGTTTATGTGGGTGTAGCTGTTAAGGCTTCTGCAGGTAATGGCCGAGTTTATGTCAAGGTTCAAAACGGTTATGAGTTGAATGAGCTGCACGATGTTTTGATTACTGCACCTACAAACAATCAGGTTTTGGCATACGATTCTGCAACACAGCTTTGGAAGAACGCTGTAAACGCTCCTGACGGTGTTACAAGCATCACTGCAGTATCGCCTTTAACAGGTGGCACTATTACAAGCACAGGTTCTATCGGTTTAGATCAGACTGCGTTAAGCATTACACGCTCACAAGTTTCAGACTTCACTTCAGGTACAGTCACAAGTGCTTCTACTGCTCAACAGGCAGGAACGGCCGTTTATGCTGTCAACTCTGGAACTGCTGTTTACGCTACCACTTCGGGAACTGCTGTTTATTCTGTCAACTCAGGTACAGCTGTAACAATCTCAGGTTCGATCACTAAGTCACAGGTCAGCGACTTTTCTTCGGGCACAGTTGCCCAAGCCGATAATGCAACAACATCGGGAACTGCTGTTTATGCAACGAACTCTGGTACTGCAGTGTTTGCGACTACTTCGGGAACTGCTACTTTTGCGACAACTTCAGGTACAGCAGTATTTGCGACTAACGCTTCTACAGCTGTGAGCGTGTCGGGTTCAGCAATCACACAAAGTCAAGTAGTCAACCTAGTAAGCGATCTAGCGAACACAGCCAAACTAAACACAGCAAACACGTTCAGCGTGGGTGGCCATGTAATCAACAATTCAGGTACAGCAATAGTGCCTTTACAAATCAACGGTGTTTCAGGTCAGTCAGGTGACTTACTTCAGGTGAGAGATAGCTCTGGAAACAACAACTTAAGCGTAAGCCCTACTTTTGGGCTTGTTGGTCGTAACGCTGGAACTTTGTCTTTTGCTATTTCATCGGGTGCTGGTCTAGCTGCGTTCTATGCGACTGCTGCTGCAAACGTTCCACTAACTGCACGTGGTGCTGTGAGTCAAACAGGCAATCTTCAAGAATGGCAGAATAATGCTGGAACTGTTCAGGCACGTGTGACTTCGGGTGGGTCAATCGTAACTACTCAGGGTTTCGCTGTTCTTGGTGGTGCATCTATCTCAGGATCTATTTCAGCATTGTTTCAAAGTGCTACAGCTTCTCGTATTCCTGTTGTTGTTCAAGGTGCTGCATCTCAGACTGCTAACTTGCAGGAATGGCAAAACTCGGCAGGAACAATTCTTACAAGAGTTTCATCTGATGGACAGTTAGTTGCTAATGCTCAAATTACTGCTCAATCTGGCTTGGATGTTACTGGTGGTGGGAATGGTTTACGTTCCATCGCAGGTGCTTCAACTGTTGTGCCTTTACTTGTGCGTGGTGCTTCAGCTCAGACAGCAGATTTGTTTGTTTTACAAAATAATGGTTTGACTACGCAATTCAGAGTTGACCCTAATGGCATGACTATTGCTAACAGCCTTGGTGTTGCTGGTTCACCTTCAGGTATTTCTTACGCCTATTTCACTACTCCTGCAGCTAACGCTATTCCTGTTGTTATTCGTGGTGCAACAAGTCAGACATCAGACCTCTTACAGTTCCAAGCATCTGGTGGCACTTATGCAGGTGGTTTTGAGCGTGGTGGTGCACTAAACATCCAACCGACTACTGCTGCCAATGGTTATTCTTTGATGGCTAGAGCTGCATCTGCATCTGTTATTCCTGTTATGGTTCGTGGTGCAGCTTCACAATCGGCAGACTTACAACAGTGGCAGGACTCAGCTGGAACACGCTTAATTTCAGTGAACCCTGCAGGTTCTCTAGTCTTTAGTGGTAGTGGTTCATTACTTAGTGGCACTAATGGTAGGGGGTTGTTTATTACAAATGACCCTGCTATTGTTCCAGCAACTATTCGTGGTGCTGCATCTCAGACTGCTAACTTGCAGGAATGGCAAAACTCAGGTGGAACAGTAAAAGCTCAAATACAAGCTGGTGGTAACTTTGTAAACGACTCAAACATAAAAACTCCAGCAATTTTGGACACAGGCACATCTACTGCAATCAACTTTGGTTCATCGAGAAACGTAGGGCTATTTGCTGCAAGCGGTTCATTCGGTGGTGGTGGTGGTGTTCTTAGCATCGCTAACGCAGGGACAGTTCCGACTTCAAACCCTACTGGTGGTGGTATCTTGTATGTTGAAGCAGGTGCTCTAAAATACAGGGGTTCTTCAGGTACAATAACTACTATCGCAAACGCATAAACAAGAAAGAATAATCATGTCATTTAACGTTTCACCTGAGCTCAAGGCACAACTTTTGTCTGAGCGTATTACTGCTCTAAATCTTGAAGGCTACCAAAACGAACTAAACCTAAAGAGTGCTGAAGCATTAGGCAATCAAGAAGTTATAGATCAGGCACAGGCTAACATTGCTGTTATTCAGTCTGCTATTGCTGTTCATGAAGCAGAGTTAGCTGATTTAGCGTAACAACTGTTTTGATAAACTTAGGCTATGTCTAAGTATGTTGAACCTTTTAGCCCGAAACTTCGTAACGATGAGTTCGGCAATCTAGCCCCATACCGTAACGGTCGCCCACACAGGGGACAGGACTGGAGTCCGAAAGAGCTTTCCCCGATCAAGGCCAGTGCTTCAGGTACGGTTTTCGCAAGTGAGTGGTCTGATGTCTTGGGTTGGTATGTCACCTATTCTGCGATTCTGGTCGATAACAAAGGTAAGACTCATAACGTTTTTATTCAGGACGCTCACTTGGCTAAGAAGTCTGATCTGGTTAAGGGCGACAAAGTTGTTGCAGGCATAACAGTCGTTGGCAAAGTTGGTGGGGGCAAATACAAGTCAGGCAGTGCTTCAACAGGTGCACACTTACATCAAACAATCGGCAAAGCAAACAAGTCATGGAGCAACCCTGACGTGCATTTGGCCCCATACAAAGATCTACTCAATCCATTAAGTTTCGTTTAGGAGCAACATATGAAGAACACAATTCAAACAAGAATCAGGGCTGTCGCTGACGTGCTTGCGATCCTAATCTGGCGTGGTTTCGGGATTTTCTTATTCATCTTGGGTGGTTCGGCTGGTGTAGGTGCAGCTCTAACAGGCAACTGGCTTGATGGTGTGATTATCGCTTGGGGAACGCTGATGATTGGTGTGATTGGAGCCGTTGGCTACGCGATCGCAACCACAGGCACCGTAACCAAGGCTGATGTCGCTAAGGCTTCAAATGACGCTATCCAAAAGGCCGAGAAACAGGCCGACAAGGGCAAATAAGCCGTTCAGCGTGTAAAGGCTCCTGAGTGGGCCTCAATCGCTTATAGGGGCGTTCTAAGGGGCCGTTTAGCCCTAATCCTGCTCGTACCGTCTGATTTGTCTGCGTTGTTCAGGCGTTGTGCCACCCCAAACGCCATATTCTTCGAACAAGCCAACTTTGAGGCACTTGTCGATCACTGGACATCTCATGCAAATCGCTCTGGCCGTTTCAATGGCCTCGTTTCTTATCCTTAGTGGAGTGTTTGGGGCAAAATCTTCTGGAAAGAACAATTCTGGCACTTTCTCGCATTCCACGCCTTCAAGCTCAGTGATCGCTTCATGCAGATCC